CTGGGCTCCACAAGTTGTAGAAGGGGCTTACGGCGTAAACCTTACTTCTTACAACACCTTCGCCGGCGATTTGATGGTGCACTTGCATCCTCAGTTCCGTCAGGTTCCGGGTATGGAGAATGCGGCGATTATCATCGACTTCCCATATCTCAAGTACCGCTACCTCGATGGTCGCGACACTGCTCTACTGCGTGACCGTCAGAATGCCGATGAGGATGCAGTCAAGCACGAGTTCCTGACCGAGTGTGGTTTGGAAATGTTGCAAGACAAAACTCACGCCTACATCAAAAACTGGAACGACATCGCTGCCTAAGCGATAATCCAGACGGTATTAAAGGGGCTGCTTCGGTGGCCCCTTTTTCCATGTGGGACGACAGTAAAGCTCTTTGCGACCATAAATAGTGAGAACCACTCAGGAGATTTCAATGGCACGCAAACGCGCACGCACATCAACAGGCCACTTCCAGGCTGACGACCCATCTACGCCAGATGTAAACGAAGCATTTGAGCAGGAAGAGGCTCCCAAGGAACCTACTCCAAACAAGAAGGCTCGTCAGAAGAAGGCACCTAAAAACGAAGAAAAGTCAAAGTACGTTTTTTACGTTTCAGCGGAGCCAGAGAACGGAGCTTTTGATTTGCGGATTACGGACGATGTTCGGGTGTCTGGTCGTTGGGATGCGGAGCGTTCTTATGTCCATTGGCGCGTACCGCGCGAAGTATCGGATCTTGCGAAGCTACACCATCATATTTGGTCGGGTCGTGTCATTTGTTGTGAGGACGAATAATGGCTGAGAAGAGCGTACAAAAACCTTTCGCGGCGGGCCGAGAGAAGTTCAGCCCGCTTGAAGACTTAGTGCGCTCGGCTCTTGTTCGCGCAGGTAACTTCTCTCCTTCCCGTGTGGATGGTGAGGTTATGATGATGATGATCGAGCTTGCCAACCGTGTGGTTGAGGACGTGCGTAAGCACCCTTATCATGATGGCTCCGACATTGATTATTATAATGATCCAACAGAGTTTCGTGCGATCCCTGATATGATTATGATCGACGGTCTTACGTCTCATTATCTTATTCAGCAGGGCTCTGAGAAGGCTATCATGTTCTTGCAAATGTATCAGGCGACAATGACTGACATTCTTCTTACGCGAATAGACGGCAATAAAAAATACTTCGCTAAGGTCATGGATGGCGGAAGCAACCCAAGGTACATCTGATGGCAAGATTAACGTATGCTCCTATTGCGATAAATAGTCAGGCCACGACCTACTACGGGTTTCGTGGTATTGACCGCTCGCGTGACATCACGGCGATGGAGCGTCAGAAGGAGCAGAACTTCTGGCTCCTAGACAACTGTTACGTTGACTATCGTGGTCAGCTCATTCGCGATCCTAAGTTCTTTTTACACAGTGGCTCCAACCGCTTCCCTGTAAAAGCGTTGCGTTTCTACAATCGTGAAGGCGTTGTCTTTGCGGAAGAAGACGCAGCGGCGACGCACCTTGCCTCAGATAGAGGACACCGAGTAGACGGGGCTTTCCCCAAGGACGCAATCGTCACAATGACGAACTTCAAAGGCAAGGTGCACATTTTCTCAGACGACACTCGTATGTACCGCTACGACGGCTTTGAGTTTTCTACGTCTACGGCTTCGATTAAGCCCAGCTTTGGCGTTCCCATCCAGCGGCGTCTGGCTGTTTCTGGCTTTAAGGATCGGCCCACAACGATAGAGTTTTCTCGCGTAGACAACCCAGATATTTTCTTGAACGAAGAAGCTCCTACCGAGGAAGTTACTCGCGCCAGCTTTATCGACATTTCCAACCTGATTGGTACTGCTGATGAGATCACGGGCCTTGGTACTTTTGAAGCCAACCGTTTGGCGGTTTTCACCAAAGACCAAACGCTTGTTTACGTCATCGACCCAGACTTTGAGCAGTGGCAGCTAGATAGCAGGGCGAACTTGCGCATCGGGTGCATCGGGCACAATACCGTCGTCAACGCGGGCTCAGACCTTTTGTTTTGTTCCCGACGTGGCATCCACTCAATTATGCGCTCTGAGCAAAACGGTATTACAATCGCTGAAGCCTCGCTATCTGATGAGGTGGAGACTTTGTATCAGGATCTTGTAAAGACTACGCCCGATCCCCGCATGATCTCCGCTGTCTACGACCCGGATGGATTGGTCTATCACATATTTTTCCCTAGACCTGGAGGAACTCAAACAGTCCGTTTGTCTATGAACTTCCGGGCTGGTTACGAGTTGCGCAACTTCCAGCTTGGCGACACTCTTTTGCCGCGCTGCGGCACGTTCCTGGGCGGTCGCCTCATGTTTGGCACTGCTGATGGCGTTTACGAAGCTACTGATCGGGCATTTCAGCAAGACACCGGCATCGCTGATCTCAGACGATCACCCATGATTGCGGAGACCCCTGTTCTTTGGCTTGGTGACTTTATTGGGACAAAGAGGACGCACACCCTGGTTCTGCAAGCTACAGGAAAGGGACGTTTTTTTATCGACGCCGTTGACGAAGACGACAGAGCTATGGGTTCGATAGAAGTAAACTTGGACCGCCTTCCTGGCGATCCGCATTGGGGTGATGCCCCTTTGAAATCCGACTTCACATTTCCATTCAATCACTTGTTTCGTGGCGTTCGTCTTCGCTTCCGAACAGAAGAACAAGATGTAGACAGCGAAGTCACAATCATCTCGTTCGCCTTTCTAATGCACAAGGAGCGCTAAAATGGCCCGTCTCAAGGTACTATATCCCGGCAACCACACGTCTAGCGGTAATATCGGCGCTGACATTGAGAACATTGTTCGTTACCTTAACTCTTCTGAGTTGGGCGACAGCACACTCGCAGAGTTGATGCGTAAGCTATTCGATGGCGAAGGTATCCTCAAAGCTCCAGTTGAATTGCGTAACGACCCAATTCAAGGTTTGCAGTACCGCGTAGGTGAATACACTGAAGCCGAGCAGGGTTGGAAGCCTCTCGCTACGGTAGCGGAAATCCGAGGCGCCGCTGGTAGCGACGTGGGCACAATCGGTGCCCCACTGTTCTCTGCCCGCCAAGATATAGTTATCGGCGCTGCTGATGAAAATGGCGACGTTGCCTATTCAGCGGGTGCAGTGACCTTTAACTTCATACACGAGGTGTCAGACGCTATCGTAGTATATCTTAACGGCGCATTGCTTGCGGCAGCAGATTACAGTAGCGCTCCCGCTTCTAATACAGTGACCCTAAACGATGCTACTGAAGACAACGATTTGGTCACGATATACAAGGTCCAGAGCGCGAACGACAGTGGCTTCACTAGACAAGACGTAGCCGCAGGGCAATCTCAGGCGGTGTTCCCGTTCGTTCACAATGAAGACCAAAAAGTTTTGGTTTACCGCAACGGTGTATTGCAGCGTTCCGGCGGTACAAACGATTACACTCAACAGCCTGCCAACTCGACGATCACGTTCACGAGCGCCTTGGTCGAGAATGATCTTGTGACGTTCATCATTGTCGAAGATACTTCTCAGGTTCGGGTATCTGGTTTGATGACGGAGGATAAGTTCACCAACTCAGACGGCCTTATTCCTTATCAAAAGCTGGCGGTACAAGACGCAGAAATCCCTCGGGCTAAGGTTGAAGGTGTAACAGAGCTTCTCGCCAACCGTGGCCGCGTCTACGTTTCGGCTTCTGAGCCTACGACGGCAAACGCAGGAGATTTCTGGGTAGATACCGCTGCCAGTCCCAACGTGCTGAAATTCTACAACGGCACGGGTTGGTTGCTCACATCCCCCGATACGGGCATCCCTGCCTTTGGTACGACCAACGCCCTCCAGTTCTTGCGCATCAACTCTACGGGCGGTGGTCTCGAATTTGCCAACGTAGACTTTACTGCTGTTGTTCCAAAGACTTACATCGGAGCAGCCGACGGTGTAGCTGGTCTCGATAGCACCGGGCGACTTCCAATCGCGCAGTTACCCGACACCTTTGCCACTCGTTCGTTCTTCTTCAAGCAAACTGGCTCTATCGGTAACGGTGCTTATACAATTACCCGTGCCTTTAAACAGAACGTGCGGATCGACGCTATCGCAGCCAAGTGCTCTTCGGGCACTGCAAACATTCAAATGAAGATTAACGGCATCAATGCTGGCGACGTTATCCCGGTTAGTTCAGCTCTTACCGAGCAGAACTTATCTGCATCCATTGCTATCGACGCAACAACTACCTCCCGAGAGGTGGCTTTCGAAGTTACATCCGCGAGCTCACTGACCGACATTGAGGTAACGCTCGCAGCGGTTATCACCAACGTCTAAGATAGGGGCATCTCATGTCACAAGACCTAAGCCCGCAGCAGATGAAAGCTATCGCCAAGTTAATGTCCGATATGGGCAGGAACGGCGATAGCCAGCTTATTCATGTTATGCCTGAGGAAGTTAAGTTCCTTGAAAAGATTGGCGGTGCTGGCACCGTCAATCCTCAAACGGGCTTAAAAGAGTTTAATACTACTCAGGACAAGATAAATGCTGCGCTCAAGGAGAGCGGTGGAACGTGGACGAAAGAAATTAATGACCTTGCAAAGGCAAGAGATGCTGAAAAGGGTCAGGTGTACGACAGTAGCACAAAGACTTATAAGTCCACTTCCAGTAGTAATAATAGTTCGAGTGGCAGTAGCAGCTCGAGCAATTCCAGCAACAATGACAGCGGCTCTAACACTATCCGCCAAACATTTGCTAATCTATTAACGCCCGGCGACGGGATGGTTTACGAGAACGGTGTTCTTGTAAATTCTAGTGGCCAACGTATTAACA